GTCTATAACAAGCATATAAAAAAAACGATGTACCCCCACCCCTAGGCACTTTTATCTTTCTTTTTGCTGTTACAAGATCGGCAACAAGCTGCTAAGTTTTTTGAATCAAGTCGTAGCTCGTAGTTATCTTTCAATGAAACAATATGATCAACAGTTGCATCGCTTCCTGATAATGACTTGTTGCAGATGTAACATACCCATCCATCTCTATCAAGAACTAGCTTGCGTATCTTCTGCCACGAGTAATCGTATCCGCGCTGTGCGCTGGAACTTTTAGCGGGTCTTGGTCTATTTAATAAAATTAATTCACTACACTTAGGACATCTACTACTTCGTGATGGTGCGCCACATTCTAAGCAAGGCTTACGCAATACCATCTTTGATTACCAAATACTCAATAGCCATTGAGAGCAGCGTTGTATCATCCTTAAAATAACCAAGTCCAACATTGCAGTAAGTGCATAGTAATCCCCTGATTTGTAATGTCTCGTGATTATGATCAACGCTAAGTTCGCGATTCAATTCACTCGCATCAATGCCACAAATGGCGCAGGCATTATTCTGTTGTTCTAATAAATGTAAATATTCATCTTTTGGTATTCGTGTTGCTGCTCTGTGAATATGTCGGCACTCAATGCAAATAGTTCTTTTACTGTTGCCGGTTCTTTTATCATTGTGATATTTACTTAAAGGTTTTTCTTTGCTGCACTTTTTACAAACTTGCGTATCAATCGTCATAGTCCTCAAGAGATTTTTCATACTGCTCAATGCTGACAAAGTATTTATTGTAAGCATCCAAAGATGATGCAGTAGCTCTTGTTAATAAAGTTTCAATTGCATCGAAAGATAATTGTTGATCTGTCATTAACTCAGTTGATACTTCACCAATGCTAACTACGATGTTAATCATTTAGTCAGCTCCAGTCGGCTATCAAGTAAATCGTCAATAAATTTATCAACGATATGTTTCTTGCTGTCTATTGATTGTTTACGGGTAAGGATGGCGTGAGCTAATGCTTCATCAATTTCTTCTAGGGTTTCAATATCGCTAGTCATATCCTTAGTCCATATACGAAAGAAGCCCTTAACCGTAATTGGCAAGGGCTTTATGGGATAGCAATATCTGTTACACGAAAGTGTAGCACACACAAAGGAAATGTTTTGTCAAATTCTTACCTAGCCTTGATGACATCTGCCAAATTGTAAAGATTGCCTTGTCTTTGGATTTTGCCACTTTTAATGATGTTGCGAACTTGGCGCTCTGAAATCTGCAACCATAATGCAATTGCCTCAATGTCAAGATAGAACTTCTTTGTTGGATTATTCAAGGCAAGAGTGATAAGACGAAGGATGCTCCACGATTGCTTACAGCCGAAACAGGTAACTTCCTCTTGGATTCCATTCTCGTGAATCCGATGGGCATCAATTACAACCATCTTTAGGCAATCATCACTTGGGCAAGGGATTCGCCGAGGTTGCTCAACAAATTGCTTACAGGCGGCGATGCCCTTGGCATAGACCGCTGCTACCTCAATGGCAAAGTCGGGTGCCCAAGGCTGAGCCAATGTCCAAGCAAGATGTTTCAAATGAAATTGGCAGGTTGCCTCAACCTCTAAATCCCTTGTTCGTTCTTTGACCATAAGTGCCGGCGGTGTGAGTTGGCGTTCTGATCTAATGATCTGCTCCCAACCGTGAAGGATGGCTATCAACTCAGTTGCCATTGAGAAATCCAATGCGTTCACATTGATTCCAATTGAACGCTCCGTTGAAGGCGACCCTGAACCTGATCTGCCTGGCGTGAGATACTTTCCCGCTTCATATTGCAATTCAGGTAACTCACTCAATTGCTTGATCAGCTTTGATTGACACCTAAAACAGACAGTTTCAACTACACCCTCAACCTTGATTGTCCTGTTACATAGGTTGCAGTTCAAAATGACACTTCCTCACTTTTAGTAATTTGCCGTAACTGGCGATCCCAATAGTCGGGTGCCGATTCACTAAATACCGTCATTGGATAACACTGATGCAGGGCTAGGACTACCGGGTCAGCCGCTTTCATTCTTGCCCCAATTCTCGGTGTTGCTTCAAATGAGATTGAGGTTCGATGGATTTGATAGGTTCGAGCGCCCAAAAGCAATTTGACGATCTCATCTCTCAAATTGAGCCGACCCGTATCAAGTTTGATAGGAACGCCTGAACTGCTCAATCCATCCCATACAAGATTCCCGCAGCTTCGGCAATCAATGGCTCTAAAATTGAAGTCGCTCATTTAGTCATTCCTTGACCGATAATGATGGTGTTCCTCTGTTCCGTATGTAATACATACGGAACGGAACGAACACCGATCACGCTCATTTCTGCCTGTGTTCCCTTTTTCAAAAAGGAACACAAAAGGAACGGAACGAACACCATTAGAAGCCCCCAATTTGAGTAATCGTGGCATCCATTAAATTGAAATGGCTCTTGCCCTCATCGGTAATGTAGAGAACAAATGATCTTTCATTGCCCCTATTCTGAATCCAACCGCCAGCGATGAGGTCAGAAATCCCTACGCCGACAGTCTCCTTTGACCCCTGCACACCCTCTTGGATGATTCGGCGGTTGCTACCGGGGAAGTTATTGACGAACTCGGCGATCTCGCGCAACTTCTTAAATTCCTTATTTGCCTCAGCTTCATCCTCGGCAAGAGGCACACCGATGACATATTCAATCTGTGCCCTAGTTGAGTCAATTGTAAAAATGGCTGCTTCTTGCGTTCTATCAGATTTGCGCCACATTCCTGAAACCTTACGGATAAATCCGGGGCGATCCTTGGTCACTCTCATTGTCAGCGTTCCTACTCGACCAGGTGAAAGTGCCTCAAGTGGTTCAACAAGGTAGGCAGCGCCGTCAATGGTCGCTAACTTCGCCTGCCCGCCGATGGCAAAGCGCCCGCGTGTTTCGGCATTTTTAGTTATATGGTCAATGAGCACAACGGCAGCGCCCGAGGCGGTTGCAACCGTTCTTGGAAAGATTCGCATCCAACGGGTAATGGCATCGTTATCTTTGGTCTCGCCACCCCACATAGTCAAGGATTCGGTTACTCCGTCAATGACAATCAAGGTAGCACTCTTTGGCTCAAGAATATCTTGCCAATATGGATCATCCACATCTCTTGGACCGTCAGGGCGAATATAGGTAAAGTATTGGAGCAGGTTAGCTCGAGATACGCCAAGGTTTTTTAGACGATTGACAATATCTAAGGCATCGGATTCAAAATCAATATAAATGACCTTTTGATCAGATTTTAGCAATTCGGCGGTGGCAATCTGAGCAATCCAAGATTTGCCTGATTCGGATTCACCATAAATTGAGTGAACTCGCCCTTCATAGATTAGCCCTGCGCCATCTGATCTTTTAAGAATGGTGGCAATTGGCGCCTGAAATAAGCCATCGTAATAATCTTTGAGTGCGATTGGTTTCCAACTTGACTCATCCTCGCTTAAAACGGCTTCAGTGACTTGTGGCGGGGATTGTAGGGTGTTTGTTGGCATTAGGGAATTTGATATCTGTAGCTCTTTCAGATCAGATTGCCCGTAGCCTTGAGAACGCAAATCGTTGGCTGCTTTTTTGAAATCTCCAGCGTATTGCAGGTGGACTAAGCAACCGAACTTGTCATAAGAGCGTTCAGAATCAAATTGGGTTGAGGTTGAGAATACAAATAGTTTGTCATTGCCACCAAAATTGGTAGTCGCTGAGATTCCCTGATCCTTGCCGGGTCGCCGCCAAACTGTTGCTTCGCCTTTGCAATAGACAATGCTCCATCCAAGCGGAATTAGGATTTCCTCCCAAGTTGTCCTTTGGTTGTAATCATCCCCCGGGCTAAGGGTGCCATCGTGCTTGGCAACTACATCTTGTTGGATGGATTCTGCCTTTGGCATTTCATCAAACATCGCAAAGATGTTATGAAGCGCAGCTCTTTCCTCCATTGTGATCGTTGGGATTGCCTCAATCGCACCGCCAATGAGTTTCCATTCGCCACCGCTAGGATGGGTTGCTCCGCTAGATGGCGCGGTAATGGTAAAGCCACCCTCGCTTCGAGTCTCTGCCCAAACATCTACTCCGCCATTTTCGCCCGGCTTTCGGGCTAACTTGGTGTTGCCAGGTAACACGCCATCGGATACAAAGTAAAGCCAATGAAGCCCGCCCGATGGAGTTATTTCAACATAACCTGAATTTAATTTTGACCATAGTTCACCTAGGTTTGAACTTTGAGCAATCTCGGCAATCTCTAAGTGCATCTTGGCGGCTACGGCGCGACCTTCAAGTTCTAGCATCTCAAGATTATTTGAGATGGCACCGCAAATGACACCTACCCCGTCAGGTTTATTGCTAAACCATTGGAGTAACTCGTCAGGGGTCGGTTGTCGCTTTTGAAATTCAACCCACGATGATAATCCAGGGCGCTTAGAACCATCGCCAGCGACAGGCACGGCAACGATGCCAACGCTTGCAAAGCGAAGGGCGGTGGTTAGCGTGTCAGTCATTGGCAACCATCCGATCAATGATCCATTGCACAACCGGCACTGCTACGGCATTTCCCATTTGCTTGTATCGGTTTGAATCAGCTTGATCGGCAGTCCAATCGTCAGGAAATCCTTGTAATCTTTCACATTCAATGGGTGTCAATCGGCGAACTGTTTGTTCTTTTTCCTTTTGAATCATTGGCACATTCCCCCCGCCCGTTCCATATCTTGAAATTACTGTTGGCGCAATGCCATCTTCATAAACGCGAACATCATTCACGCGAGTTCCATCAATAATCAAAACGGTGGCGTAAGTTTCCCCGTTATTGTCCATTCTGTTCAAAGTTGGTACTACCCCCCCCGCAATCCAAGTTTCATAATCATCAACGCTTTGTGCGCGTTTAGCTTTCGTAAACCACATCAACAACCTGCAATAAACCTGAATTGACTGCCTGATTTGAACCCATACCTTTTGTTAAATCCGAAACTGTCAGAGAGTTAATAATGTTTCGCTCCCCCCCCCCGAGAACGCCACCTGAAGCCTTTATGGTTGCGGAGTTTTTATCATCCCTGAATTGTCCAAAACTTGATTCGCTAAATGCTCCAATGCCACCTGAAGCTGATCGGGTAGAGTCTTTCCTCTTTTGTTGGCTCGCCTCAAGATACCCTGCGCGGCTTTCGCCGATAGCGAGTATTTCTTCAGGCGATCTCCCCCCCCCACTTCCAAGACATCCGACAATGAACACTCTACGGCGGCGTTGGGGTACTCCGAAGTATTGAGCATCAAGCACTCTGTAGGCGATACGATACCCGCGCTCGACCAACGCTTCAATGACGGCTGCCATATCTCTTCCCTCATTTGAGGAAAGTAAACCAGGCACGTTTTCAAGGATAAAGTTTTCCGCTTTTGTTTCGTCAAGTAATCTGCAGATTTCCCAAAAGAGTCCAGATCGAGAACCACCAAGTCCTTTTCGTTTTCCAGCCACGGATAAGTCTTGACAAGGAAATCCACC